CGCATAGATTGTGCATCGTATAATAATTCTTTCTTTTTGTAAGCAGGTAAGGTATTAAATGTAGTCTCTTGGAAACCCATTATTCGCATTTCAGGTCTGTAATCTTTGTAGCTTTTTATAGTACCCCCTGCTGTAGTTATAGCAACTCCAATATTATCATTATAATCCTTTTCTTCGGTTATCATGAAAGCTGTTTCTTCAGTTAACTTAGTTTTCTGAGCCTCTAGTAACTCTGTTTCAGCTACTGTCTTAGCTTCTTGGTCATTTATAAGAGCTTTCTCAGCGTCTGTTTTAGATGTTTGTGCATCTACAAGACTACCTTGCTTGCCTTTGAGAGTTGTATCAGCAGCCACGTCCGTAGCTTGGGCATATACAAGACGTCCTTGCTGACCTTTTAGGGTTGTGTCTGCTGCTACGTCTATAGCCTGTGCGTCAACTAAAGAACCTTGTTTGCCTTTGAGGGTGGTATCTGCTGCTACATCAGTAGCCTGTGCGTCAACGAGAGAGCCCTGTTTGCCTTTCAACGTAGTATCTGCGGCAACATCTGTAGCTTGTGCGTCTACAAGACTGCCTTGTTTACCTTTGAGTGTGACATCAGCTACTACGTCTATAGCTTGTTTAATCTTTAGATTTTTAGCGGCTGTCACATCGTCTGCCTGTGCATCTACAAGACTTCCTTGCTTACCCTTCAGCGTAGTATCAGCAGCGACATCTGTAGCTTGAGCGTCTACCAAAGAACCTTGTTTACCTTTTAACGTAGTATCAGCAGCGACATCTGTTGCTTGTGCATCTACGAGACTACCTTGTTTACCTTTTAAAGTTGTGTCTGCTGCTACGTCTGTAGCCTGTGCATATACAAGACGTCCTTGCTGACCCTTGAGTGTGGTATCCGCTTCTATGTCTGTCTTTCTTGAGCCTTCTGTGGCTGTCTCTGCGTCTACCTTAAGTTCCTGAGCAGTAATTAATTTAGATTCTTCAGCTATTTTATTCTTCTGCTCTATAGTTAGAGTTACTTCTTCTAAAGTCTTTAACTTCTGAGCATCTATTACATCTGTCTCAGATTGTACTTTGAGGTCTTGAGATTGTAATAAATCAGTCTCTTCTTGTACCTTGAGGTCTTGTGCTTGTAATAAATCAATTTCCTCATCTAGCTTTTCAGCTTGCTTTGTAAGAATAGTCTGCTCTTTAATATTTTGAGCTAACTTTAAGTTACCTAATTTTTCTTCTAAATTACCTTGGAGGAACAGAAATTCATCTATACCTAATTCTCTTAATTCAGTTGGGTAGGAACTAAAACTTAATACACTATCTGAGTTTCGTACATGAGTTTGTTGTAAAATAGCTAACGAAGCTAATTCTTCTTGGTACGTAAATTTAAAATTTTCTTCCGTACCTATTAATCGTGTATGAGCTATCCGAGCAGCTCTAATTGTAATATAACGTCTAGCTTCCTCAGGGATACTACTATGCCAATCATTATTAGAATTAGAAGGGTATATAATTATGTTAGCTGTAGGGCTAAACAAATTTACAGGACCTCCTGTTACAAATTGATTAAAATACCATCCTTTACTCTGTACATCTGTATTTACCTCATCAATTATATTTAATGCTAGAGACGCTGTAGTCCCTTGAAGTGTATTTACAGGTGCTTCTCCGAGAACGGAAAGTACTATGTTTACTGACTCTTGGAGAGTCGTTGGGGTATTCCCTGATGGGTCTTGAATTGTAGGCATAATTATAAATCAGATTCGTGAGCTATAGTTCGTGAACCTACAGTATCTGTTGTATATTGTTCACTTTCTATAAATGAAATTGTATAGGAAACGTAACGTCTATTTTTATCTCTGTCTCTTATTTCGTTACGAGTCATTTTTAATCCTTCAGGCATTACATGTGAAGTATCTTGGTCTTTGGCATTATATTTATCCCATAAGTATCTTAATAGAATATGATATACATATCGTACATCACCTGATGTATTAGGTAAGGCATTAGCCATTGTAAAGTTACTAAATCCGTCAATACCTTTTCTACCATAGCTTTGACCTGTAACATCTCCTACAGCTTCTTCTAAATCTAAAGCTAGAGAGATATTTTCCTGACCACCCATACCACTATAAGTATAGTCACTCCCAAACCAATCTTGGGGGTTGTTAGAGTCTGTTGAATAATTGTGAGACATATTATAAAAAAGAAACCCCCATAGGAATAGACCTATGAGGGTTTCGAAGAGGGTTAATTAGTCAACTAGGACTGATACCGCACACTCAGGACGAAGGAATCCGTGTCCCATTGCATATTTAGCAACGAACAAGTGACCTTGTCTTTCGATTTGGTATTCAGACTCAGTAGCTAAGTCTAAGAGTTTAACAGTACCGATAGCTCCTTTAGTACCACCAATGATACCATAAGTTTCATTACCACCTGAACCTGTTACAAGTCCTGTGAAGTCGGAGTTATATCCTGTACCATTACCTGCAAGGATATCATTCTTTACTCCTGCATCGCCATCACCTGAAGCAGTAGAAGCTAAGTTACCTGAATTAGCAATACTTACTAAGTGGTTAGACTTGAATAAGCTAATACCTGCAACTTGAGGAACTACGCCTGAAGCAGTAGCACTCTCGAATGGGGACTTAACATTGAATCCACCAACTACGTCTGAAGTACCTCCGAATGCACCTGCATTAGATACAGCAACATTGTCAGAAGTGATTAACTTGTAGTATGTAGATGGAGCTAAGATAGCGAAACGTCCTTCTGATGGAGCTTCGTTCTCATCGAGTTTAGCAGCCATTGCATATAAGGAATCGATGATACCTTGAGCAGTAGAGTGGTCTACACCTGATGTGATACGAGTACCTGCAGCAGTAACACCTGAGATGTTAGCAGCAGCAGCAGAAGCACCAAATAGAGTCTTCATTGTAGCAATGTCGAAACGTTTAGCTAATGCTTTACCTAACTCTGATGCATAGATAGAACGGATATCATAGTGGTTCTTCATCTCATCAATGTTAGCCAAGAAGACTGAAGATACTAGCATATCATCAATGAAGATTTGCTTCTCTGTCTTTTGGATGTCTGATAAGTATTTAGAACTTCCACTTGATTCTGTTTCTAGGATAGAGTTACCGACTGTGTGATAGTCCGCTGAAGCGATACCTGTCACAGGGAATGAAGCAGACTTACCACTAGAAATAGTTCTAAGTGTTTGTAGTCCCTTCATGACTGTAGAAGTTTCGAAAGCTGTTAGAATCTCACCTGAGAAAACTTTCAGAAACAACGCATTTGTGTCACCACTAGCAAGATTTTGTCCTACACGTGATGCGGGTGTTGAGCTTGTTAAAGCCATAATTTATATTCTCCTATTAAGGGTTATTATTGTTAGTTTTGATTGGTGTACGTTTTCTCGGTCAGCTTTAATGTTATCCCTCGCAAGGGGCACTTCTTTACTTTGATTAGTACGGAAAGTCTTATTTTTTCTTCTTAGGAAAGCCCTTTTTCATATTACTGTAGGACTTAGAAGAAACTGTTGAATTCTTTTTAGAGCGACTGATTCCTAGTCGTTTACGTCTGTTTATATTTTCGTATAAGCTCATGTTAACATTTCCACTTTCTTAATGCTAAGGCTTTACGAGTGGGGCGACCTTTTGAGTCCTTCATAGGACCTTTAACACCACTCATACGAGCACAGAATGATTTCTTTCGTCCTGCTCGTTTACCTTTTGGGTTACTTTCGGTGACAGGTGCTTTTAAGTTAGAACCTGTTCTATTATTATAATAAGCACGACCTTTCGCACTTAAGCCCCCTGAAGGGTTCTTGTGCTCTTTTCTCATGCTTAATTTTTTTCTGCTCATAAAATTTATTTATAAAAACCATTGCTTTTGCATAATATCTTTCCAACCTTTGTTGTTTAATATCATCCACACGATAATGTACTCTTCGCCAAGCACCTCCTCCACCATTCCATATGTATAGTAGGTGAGATACTCTAAGAGTGTATCCTTGTGAAACTATATGATTTGCGTAGTGAGTGAGAACTACCTCAGCAATTTCTCTACTCTTCTCAATATCGAAACAATCCTCGTGCCGATACGTTTTACCACTAATACGATTGAAATCATCGACCATAATAGGAGTGATTTGATAATAGCCATAAGCTTTACCATTGTCTCCTTTAACATCGAGAGGAGAGTTCGCAGGCACTTCCCACAAGGGGATGAGGTGCACGAGTTCGTTGAGGGTAATTTTGGACAATTCATTTGCTTGTAAACTTTGTAAAGTTAATAAAAATATTACTAGAAATTTCATTCATATTATTTGATTGTCGATGACCCAAAATAGAAACCAACAATAGCTAGAACTGTTTGTCGTATCTCAGGCAATATAACGTAACCCTGTAAGGTTTGATATGTAGTGCTATTAAAGATACCAAAGAAGAAAGTAGAGTCTTTACCTACTGTAACTCCTTCAGGACTATGGGCTAATAAGAAGGGAGCAACAATAACTCCAAATAGAACTGTTACTACTATGACTCGTCTTACCCATTCTCCTCCACGTTTAGCTGCATTATTTTGACTTATGTCTGTAGCTTTCTGTCTTTTTAGAAGAGATTGTAAATTTGCTTGTTGGGCTTGTGAAAGTGTGCCTATCAATTTAAAGATAAACCCACTAGCCGAACCCCCAAGCATTGCTAATAATTCTGTACTCATAATTAAAATGCGTTAGAGACTGCTAGTCTTTGTTCAACTTGTTGACGATATGCAGGGTCATTCGCATAACGTGGGTCTGCCATAGCTTGAGTAATTTGAGCAGCAGAACCAAAAGGTTTAGCAGAGCTACCTGTAACTGACCCTTGAGTAACATTAGGTGGTTTTCCACCACTAGATACAAATCGAGCGTAAAGTCCTTGCACAGCCATTTTAGCTTGTTCAACACTTCCTTGAGTAACGACTTCATCATATGCATCTATTTCTGTTTCAGATAAATTTTCACTAGCCCAAGAAGACATTGCTTCATAGTTAGCTCCACCACCGACTACCTCTTGGACTTCAAGTTCCTGAGCTGTAACCATAGCTTGTTGTCCACTAATATATGTATCAACCATCTCTCTAGAAATCCCTGCTTTAGCAAGAGCATTATAATCTTTATCACCAAGTTCTCCTTTTTCTGCAAAGACTTCAGATGCTTTAGAGATGACATTGTCAACACTAGAGGTGTTCTGTTTATCTTGGGGTTCTGCATCAACTTTGTCTTCATCTGATACGGACTGCTTTTTCTCCATTTCACCATAGGCTTTAGCCATATCTTCAGGAGATTTAAATTTCTCAGGTAACCAATCAGGACGCTCTTCGGCTACTTCATTCTTAGCTTCAGCGTTCTCTGCATCTTGTTTAATTGCTTCCTGCATTTCTAATTCTTTTTCAAGAGAAATATTTTCTTCCTCTGTTTTCTCGTTAATACTGACTTGTTGTAGTTCAGCCATAATTATTGTTCCTCGCTTTGTTGTTGTTGTTTAATGTTATCAGAAACTGCTCGAATACCTGCAGGACCGAGTTTCTCAGTCATTTGCATTTGTTGAGCTTGTTGCTGTTCACCTTGAATTTCTTCAACTGATTTGATAAGACCTTGTGTCTTAATTCCTAGAGCGGTTGCTCTACGACTAAAGTATTCACTTACATTGACGTGTTGAGCTACAGCGTCAGGACCGACTACTTGAGTAGCTCCTTGTAAGAACATATCTAATTTTTGTAAATCATGTCCTCTACCTAATGCTTCTACCCCTGTAATAATAACAGGGTTAACAATATCTTTAGGTAGCTTAGGTAATGATTTCTTTTTATTCATTACTGACATTAGTCTATGTACCATTGGCATCTGTAACTCAGTACTTAGTAAAGAGTATAGACCACCCAAGGCAGACTCTAGTTCTTGAGATAACATACGTATCTCTTCTGCAGTAACACGTTCAGCCTGTCTAACGACACCTGAAGTTAATAAGAATGCATGACCTAATCTATCTTTGATTGTGTTGATTGTTTCCTGTGCAACACGAAAGTCATTAAATTTGTTTAATTGAAGAACACTAACATCTTGAGCGTTACCTTGAGTGATTGCACCGTTTGGACTGTCTGCTAATGTTCTAGCCCTTGTAGTACCATTTGGGTTAACTAGGAATAATACTTTAGCTGCAGCAGCACTACCCTCAACAATAGATTGAGTAAGTGTTTCTAAACTCTGTAAGTCTCCTAAGTATTCTTCTACATACCCTCGACCATAATACTCACCATCAATTCTAGAGAACCTTAATGGTATATATGGATTTTTATCTAAAGGATAATATCCCTCTGAGTCAGGTAAACGTACTCCATGTATATCTTGGTACACATGCCATTTATTATCTTCTCTACATATAGCTGTATATATATCACAATCATCATCTCCTGATTTACCTTCATAGTTAGCTCCGATTGCTTCTTTAATATTATTATCTAAGGTTGCGTAGGATACAGTTTCTTTCGTAGCTATTTTTAAGATGTTACCCATAGGGTCACGCTCTACAACATATCTATCTAAATGAAATACTCTTAAACCACCTTCATCAGGTAAATATACAAGAGCATTACCTGTAACGATAAGATGTTTAAGTGCTTCATGGACACCAACTCTATAGGTCTCTCTACTGATTTCGTCCATCACAGAATCTTCGACTTGCTGTAAGGCAGTCTCTATACCTGTAATCATTTCTTCAGGAGCACCTTCGGCTTGTAATCCATACTTGTCTACGTTAAGACGGAAAAATGGGGCATTGGGAGGTAGGAGTGCTAGTAGTAATTTTGAAGCGAGGTTATTCACTCCTCGTGCCCCAATGCCTTGAAAGGGGGTATGTAAACGACTATGTGAGCCAAAGCCTTCATCAGGCATTATATACGGAAGGGTAATTCTAGAAGCTTGTCTTGCTCTTGTAAGATAACTATAGCGGTTAGCTTCAAGGTTTGTATATAATGATTCGGCTGTATTATGCATTATTCTTCTTCAGTTAATAATGTAACAGATTCTACTGTTGTCTCATCTTCTGTTAATGTTTCATAGTTTGTAACATCTAAAGCCCAAGTGCCGTCTGCACATGGAGTAGGCGAACTATAATAACGAGTGCCACTACCTATTTTGTAGTAGGCATAACCACGAGATTGACCTTCGGTAGCGGCTCTTTCGAACCCTTCTTCCTCTGTGTCAAACACGATGTACTTAGGGGTGATTGTTTCTTCTGACATGATTAGTAAATACTATATTGATTGTTAATGTTAGCTTCGATTGCTAAAGTGTTAATTCGTTGGTCTTTTTCAAAAAAGATAACTTCTGATACTCTTCCGTAAAAAGGGTTAGTTTGTTGAAATGTTCTTTCAGCCATTATTAAAATCTTTCCTTGACCTAAATTTTTTGAAGCGTGGGGTATAGGTGCGTCAGGTTTAGTATCAGTTGAGGTTACTCCATCTTCCCTAGCAATTAATCCTACACCACTTTTAAAATGTCCTGATATAAGGTGTTCACCATAGACTGAATTATACGCATTTGAATCAGTAGGGGTCATAGCAAGGAAAGCAGATGCACTACTTGAACTTCCTCCCCCTGTTTGGTTTCCATCAGTATTGTTTAAGACGAGACGTGCACCACCTACGTTTTTTAACATCATTCCACCATAACCTGCAGCTCCTGCAGCTCCTCCACTACTAAATATAGTACCTTCATTAGTGCCCCCATCACTATTAGTTTGTTCATACAAGGCAAATAAAGAATATTCAGTTAATGCACCATCAGTTTGTGTTGGATTATGTTCTGATGCAAGTCCTGCTCTCTGAGTAGTCCCACTACCTGATTGGCGACCCGCTTGGTGTAGTGCTATAGTTCCATTCTCAGTTTTTGTTAGGTTACCATTACGAACAATATATGGTTGAGCAGGTTCTTCGTCTTGAGAAGCGTGCCTGTCGTTTCCACTTTGGTCGTACCAAGTTTCTACGAAACCATCACGAGCTATGCGAGATACTTTGAAGTCAGATATTATGTAATCAACATTATCATCTTGTTCCAAGAATCCTACTCTATCTGATGTTCCAGTTGCAGTTAATGGAACTGAATTAAATCCCTCCGATATAGATGATTGATTAGATGTGTTAGTTCCTACTTGAGCATTTTGTAAACGAAGGGAAGGTGATGCGGCAGTTCCTCCATTGGGTGCAAGTTTTGCATTAAATGATACATATATTGTTTCGTTAGTTGCTACTGAATTATTAAATGTAGCATTTACATAGTGACTAAATGTAGCTACATCTGCTGTAAATCCATCTTTGCTTTTATTAGTAATAGTTCCATTACCATCAAAAGCAGCACTTAAATCATTCGCATCATTGTACAAACCATAATAGTTATTGATGTTGGACTCAATCTTGAAGCGATTGTCTGATTGGTCTGACTTGTAAATAATTAATTCTTCTATGCTTCCATCAAAGAATCTACTTGCACTTGTTTGTGAGCCAATTCGTATAAAAGTATTTGATGTTGAATTAAATGAATCTCCGCTTTCGCTACCTCCAACGGATAATGCAACACCATTGTTTGCGATAGCCATTTGATTTGAACCTACTATAGAAGACAAAGTTTTGTTAGTGCCTATTGTGTGTGGTGTAGCTGCTCTATCAATAAAACCACTACCATCTCCATTAGTATCAGCTTGTACTGAATATATTCTGCCACCCAATATTCTCATTGCTTGAGTTGTTGTATTTAAACTTTCTCCAATTTGATACAAGTACACTGGATTTGTGCTATCAAAAGTGTCGGATGTTGAAACAGTATCTTTTTTGTAAACCGCAAATCCTCCATGTCCATTAGATGATTGGTAAGTTCCTATACTAGCTGTTTTCAAATCATCATCAGTCCCATCAAAGTTTAATCCATCAGCAAGCAATGCTCCACTCTCTGCAATCCTTGGTTGGTTAGAAGCTACTTGTTGAACTGCATCCTCGTTGAATGTTGCTTGGTTATACCAAGTGTTTACTGATGCTCCCTGTAATACTTCATATTTGATATTAGAAACTTTTACACGAGTACCTTTGTATATAACAAAACTAAATCCACCGAACGGAGTATTACCTGTTTGATAAGAGTAACCTTCTAATGTGTGAGTACCAAGAGTAGTAAATAAAGCAGTAGCAGTGTCTGAATTAGTTGTTAGGTTCGGTGTGTTTTGTAAGAAATAACTACCACCCCCAGTACCAATATTATTACTTGCTTTTACATAAAGTACACCTGCGGTAGTTTCACTTCCTTGTCCACTGATTTCATCAATAGTAAAGGTAACTTTAAATTTACTTGCCAAAGCATCAGCTTCAGACATAAGATATTGTAGGTCAGCAAAACATCTTACTGTATCAGTTGTAGACATGCCATCAACCTTAGCTTCAACAGTAAAGCCATTTGTATGAGGTGTAAATTCTTCTACATTAAGATTATCATTTGCGTTCCTAGAAGAATTAATAAAAGAGTTCACTGCTATATCAGAGAAATTAGATTCACTTAGAAAGTCTCCGAGAGTCCTAGCGGTTGTACTTCCTGTATCATAATCATATCTAGAACGAACACCATTAGAAGTACCATCAGCATTTGTATCTTCGTGTGTGTTTACTACTTCTGAATTTAAACTAAGTTTATCATTGGAATCAAACTTAACATCAGCTTCAACATTGTCCGCTCGTCTTATACGGACTACATAGTTAGGGTCTTCAATAATCTGAATGTTTTTAAACTGAACTGTAACTTCTCCCGATATGTTTGTTCCGCCTGTTTGAGCGGCTATATCTATAAATCTACTTCCTGCGTTATAATCCTCTCCATTAACAATTAGAGGAGAACGAGTATCCCCAACGACACTAAAGGATGTCCAAACCTTAGTGTCTGCTTCTGGATAAATAGCGACTTGGTTGTATTGGTCATTAATATCAACACGAGCAGTAGCTAGTGGGTTTGTCCCTGTTATAGTATCTTTTATAACCCTAGTTTCACCTTTAATTACATATCGTTTATTAGGTGTTAAATCTTCAAACCTTAGTGTATTATTAAATCCACCTGCTATAGTATTTCCATTTGATGTAACATTTAAAGTAACAATCCCATTAGCATAAGTGCGGCTCGCAGTTACCTCTGAATTGCTTTTAAAGTTTCGGATACTGATACCACTAGGTAAAGTTAATCTGTCCCCAAAGGTTGTAAATTCTGTTGCTAGGTCATCTAACCGAGCATCTTCTAAACTTGAAAGTTTTACTATATCAGTTCCATGACTTGAGTTTACCTTACGAAGACTATAAGCAGCTGCGGCTTCGGATACATCACAAGGAAGTGTTGTATCTTGTTTACCGCTTACCCATTTGTCAATAGTAGGTACTTCCTTAGCTTTAAATATTTTCTCTTCGTTATCTCCACTTCGTCTTACATTAACAACTTTGTTTTCACCTTGCTTATCATTTAAGTCTCTAAGTGAGTAGGCAACTGATGCACCACCAACTACTTTACTTAAAAGTGGACGACTCTCTCCTACAGGGTCTGTCTGAACACTAGCTGTACGATTAGCAACTATAGAAGTACCATCGGAAAAGCCTAACGTTCTTACCCCTGCTTCTCGTGTCCTATTTACAGACATCGAAGAGCCGTCTGAGAAACCTAGATTTCTTGGCATAAATTAATATTTTACGTTTGCACCTGTGCCTGTGGAAGACACATTTACTGAAGGTCGTCTTACAGTTAAAGATGAAACACCTGTAGTTTTTGTTCCTCTTTTTCTACGTTGCGTATAACTACGATTACGCATTCCTCTAGCCATATTGGTAGGAGGAGGAGGGGGTGCAGGTGGTGGAACAGGGTCAGGGATATCAGGAGTTTTGCACATAATATTATTCTTTCGTTAGTATATTTTCGTTTTGGATTTCAAACTGATGTTGTAAGAAGTTTACTACGGAGCGTTGACCTGAATGATAATCTATATCTCTTAGACTATCCTTGGTCGAGAAGTCCCTTTTAGGGAAAACTTCATTTAACTCCTTCAGCAAACTACTAGTTACAGTTGGAAAAGAATTTTTCATATTAGTTCTTACCTTTCTTTCTTTCCAACATTCCTAATGCTAGCGTTGAATAACCAATTAAGTCTTTGAAGATGTCTGCAACAGTATCACCCTTGGTCTCAAGAGATAACCCTGAATTACAGAACGCTCGTAGTCTTTGCATTTTATCCCCAATACGTAGACTGAGCCCAATAATAGGGTCAATCCCAAAACCTTCAGCTTCATCAAAATTAGCGAAGGGGTTAGTGTGTTCTCTACCTCCTGTGTAATCATTGTTCTTTTTCTTTGTTAATTCTTTCAGGTCTTCAAAGGTATTATGTTGAAATGTAAACCACCACTCTTTGTTATAGTGTTGGTGTATCTCACAGTCTTTTGGTTCTTGATATATTATTTCATATCCTAACCACTCAGCTAAAGCATGTTCAGCCTTAGCTCCTGTTGAATGTGTCCACCCTTGAAGCATATAAATAGAGTTACAGTTATGTCTTAACTCATCAATGATGACTCCTTTAATAGTATCTAATGATATGTCTTTAGGAAGTTTATTCCAATTCCAATCATCAGCTAATTGTTTAGGGTCAAACCCCAAGTCTCTAGCTATCTGTGCAGGGTTAATAGTCTTATAACCTAATTCTTTAAGTTTATGAGATGCTTTATCAAACGCTTCAAAGTTAAAACGCTCGTATCCTGTCATTGGTCCTGATATATATGTTATTTGTTTGGTAGCCATAATTTAATTTCTCCTTCTATATAGTTTTCGTTTCTTAAGATGTAAGCCATTCTAGCTGTGAGAAGAGCATCATATTCTGTTAGACCTTTCTTCTGATAGGCATCGACAATCGTAGCCCACGAAGCTCCTTCTTTATCTAATATTTTTCGAGCCGTCACAGGACCGACACCTTTGATACCTTCAAAGCCGTCAACTTTATCTCCTGTGAGTGTTTGTACTAGGTGATTGTAATTCGCTTCTTCTAGACTAAGAGTTTTAGTTTCTTTGTTAAGAAAGTTGTACCAAGTAATAGGCAAGGTAGCGAAGTCTTTATCACCACTAACAGCAATAGTTGTGTTAGGGTTTCGTGTACACATAATACCAATAACATCATCTGCTTCGATATTGTCTATAATGATAGTAGGATGTCTAGCTTGCGTAGCTTCGATAATAGTTTTTAAACCTAGAGGCTTACGCTTAGATTTACGATTAGATTTATATGAAGGCAACAAGTTAGTACGAAAATTATCAGGTGCTGTAAAAGCAACTAGATAATTATCAACTTTAATTGTGTTGCAGATACTTTCAATCATATCATCTACATATGCGATGGCTTGATGTGTATCTGTATGTAATGTATGTATGTCATCATTCCAACGTGTCTCTGTTTCATTAGAGAACGCTGAACGATAAACTAACATATCTCCGTCAATATATGCTTCCATGTTAAATGTTTGGTTCAATGGTTACTTTGTAGGATTTATCAAAATCAGCATTAACGTCTGAGTAGTCGCCATTACTGACTGCTGTTTGTACTTCGCCAATAGTGTTGGCTGTTACTGTGAATGTTTCTGTTACAGTAAATGTGGTTTGCATGTTAGTGTGTCTCCGCCCAATTATTACCAATGTTATACTCTCCGTCTAACGGGCATTTAAACTTAAGAGTATCTCCTGCATTTTTTATAGCTTGAACAAATGCTTGTCCTAACTCATCTGCGTTGGATTCATCACAAGAGAACTGAACCTCATCGTGAATATTAGCGTGTAGAGTATAAGGGTGCTTGGCAAGCTTAATAAATTCTACAACTGACTGTTTCATGATAACAGCACCTGCAGATTGCAGTAAAAGATTCAACGCAGAGTGCGATGAACGACAGGGTAGCTTACGACCATCAAGACCTATAAGGGTATTACTTGTCTCGACTTTGTTAGCTACAGCATCCCATAACTTCTGATAAGCAGGAATACTTTGTTTAAATTTATTCTTTAATCTCTTTCCATCTTGAGCAGTACCTCCAACAATCTTTCCTATCTTCGCATCACCTGCTCCGTAGATTGTTCCATAGATAAATGTTTTAGCATCATCTCTTGTAGGTAAGCCTGCGGCTTTTTGATTAACTGTGTGAATATCATCTTCTACAATCTTACGTCCATACTCACCCTCATCCCATATTGAAAGATAATGTGCGAGGCAACGTAACTCTAATCCTGAAGCATCACATCCTACTAATACTTTCCCAAGAGGGGCAGTAAACAATGAACGACATTCTTTCCCATAAGGGGCACGTACTGCAGGTACTTGTGCTACATTAGGATTATTATGAGAACAACGACCCGATACAGTACCATTAGTGTTAACACGTCCATGTAAGACTCCATTGTTTTCTAATTTAATCCAAGCTTGTTTACCTTCGGCAATCTGTCCAAGACGTTTAGTAAGAAGTAAGTACTCGCATAACTTTAATGCTTCGGGAGTGCCTATCTCTTTTAATACACCTTCATTAATCGCAGGACGCTTACCATCATAAGCTTTGGGTTTCCAACCTAACTTTATAAGTTGTTCACAAATTTGGTCACGACTATTAGGATTGAATGGTATCTCTTTCTGTTTTTGAGCACCTTTAAATATTTGGTTAGCTGAGTAACCTATCTCAATCATAGATTTCTTAGTAGGGAAATTATCTCCCATACCATTAGTGTACCAAAAACTTTTTAGTGTTTCTATTTTAGGTGGAAACATTGCTTGAAACTCTTGGTGTAGTTTCTGTCTTGTAATCATTAATTCTGCTACAAGTTTGTTTGCACTTTCTGTATCAAAGGGAAACCCATTGTATTCTTGCTTACGCATAACTCTAGCAAAAGTATGCTCTAGTTCTAGCATCTGCTCAGAAGGCTCTCGTTTCATTAGAAACTTAAATAGCTTCTTAGTGACAACTACATCTTGTACACAATAAGCTTCCAATTCAGGAGTCCATTGTGTCCAATCTTCTGTCTCTCCGTGGCTATCTTTAAGAGCTCCTAAACGTTGTCCCCATGCTTTCAAACTATGAGAAGATGTTAGTTTTAACTCAGGTTCGTTTGCAAAGCTTGCTTGATATAGGTCAGGAAAAATACATTTCGCCATAACCATTGTGTCGTATACTTTGCTGTGGGTAAAACCAAATAGTTTGTTTAATACAGGATAATCAAATCCTATAGAGTTGTGCCCAACAATCATATCTGCTTTCTCTAATAAGTAGAGAGCTTCTTTGAGGTTAGACTGTTTATATTTATATACTTTATCTTCGTTATCAATGATAACAAGACTATGTATACACTCTAAGTCGCTGAGTCTTGTAAAGTCCTTTAGACCATTAGTTTCTATGTCAAAAAATAGAATATTATTCATCTTGTGTTTTTTCAGTTGTAGGTATTAGTCGTGTGAGTGGGAGGATAATTCCTCGTGATGTGTTATTATCTCCGCCCCTAACATCAGCTCGTGTCTTCTTAAGTGGTTCAATCATTTCTCGAAGGAGTTGTGTTGGGTAAAATATAATAAGATTTTCAACTACAAAGCAGAAGTAGTCAGCTTCACTTTTAGCTACGCCACTAGGTTTCCCTCGTGACATATATTCAACAAAAACATTTCCTGTCTTCTTGGCAAGCATATCTTTTTTTATTTCTATTTTTTTCTTAGATAGCATCTCGCCTATTTCCTTTTCAGCTGTCTGACCGACTTTAAGGTCGTATTTGAAGTTTGAACAATATTTCATATTAGAAGGGGTTTTCTCCATCAGGAACATATGTCTCCTCCGACATCAATCCTGTATGAGAGTTGTAGATAAGGTTACAGGCTATACCTGTGTCGCCACTAAATCTGTTCTTCAAGACTCGAAGACAGGTGCGATGTTTATTTTCAAAGTCTTGTTGGTTTCGTTCTAAGCCGATAACCATATCAGACAACTGAGCAATACCTGCAGAGCCACGTAGTTGTGCTAGTGAGGTATTAGCACCTTCTTCGTGACCTTTACCTTCAGGTCGTTTTAAATGACTTACAAGGATAAGTCCTAGCTTAGTCTCTTCAACTAAAGCACGGAGCTTTGTCATTGTGTTATCAATCATTCTACGTTCATCTCCGTCACCCATACCTGAAACCACGATACTCAAGTGGTCTAACACAATATGAGTGACATCCATGGCTTTCGCCATATAACGGAGATGCCCGATTAAATTATCGCTATCGAGTGAACCCCAATGGTCATATAAGAACATTCGTCCGCTTCCGACAGTATTATTAAATGCTTCTTTGTATTCAGGTGAGTCCGTAGGTGGATTAATATGTAACAGCTCACCCATCTCAAGACCTATAATACCATTAGCAGTTCTCTCCATAGACTCTTCAAGAGCTATGTAACCCATACGAGAATCTGTGGTCTTTAAGATGTGGTGAGCTATTACCTTACACACATGACTTTTACCTATGCCTGAACCTGCACAGAAAGTTACAATCTCTCCCTTACGAATGCCGTGGGTAAGGTCATTCAATCCTGTAAAAGGATAGGGGATAGATTCAAAGTTTTTAGGAGTAGTAAGTCTTTCATATAACTCACTACCATCAACAATGTCATCAGGCTTCCAAGCTTTCGCTTCCCAAAATGCTCTGAGTAATTCATCACCTCTTGATGCTAATAACATTTCGTTAGCATCTTTCATAGGTAGTCGAGCAATCTTGGCTTTGCCTGCAGGAAGGATATGGCAGACTTCATGTACTGCTTTACGTCCTACCTCATCTTCGTCAAACATAAGAATAACAGAGTCAAAAAGGTTGAGCCATTCTAGCTGACGTTTAAATATTGTCTTTGCTGATTGAGCTCCTGATGGTAAAGAAACACACGCCCATTTATTACCTTGGACTTGTGACATAGTTAAACAATCAATCTCTCCTTCTGTAATACATAGCATCTTACCTCCGTTAGGAAATAAGTGCTGCCCCATAAAAAAGTTAGGGCTTCCTTTAGAAGAGAAATCTTTGTTTTCGAAACGATACTTTTGGAACGCTAGGTTTTTGTTTAAGTCATAATAGTTCGCTATGTGGCATGGCTTACCATTAACTTGTCCTATCTCATAGTTGTATCGCTTACAGGTATCTTCGTGAATACCTCGTGTAGGAATAGGGATTGCCTTTCCTTTAATAAATCCGTTTGTGTTTATCGGTTTAGGTGTTCCTCCTTTAGTAGGAGTGAATGCCCCGCAACTAAAACATTTTGAAGAACCATCTTTGTTAATGGTTAATGCATCGCTTGAGTTACATTCGGGACATGGTTGGTGTGTTATTGCTGATTCTAGTGTGTCCATTCGGTTGGTATTATCTTGTCGCACCACAGGAAGTCGTGCTTCTCGCACCACTCCATGTATGTGGTTTTGCTTTTCTTGCTTAGTGTGTTGTATGGGTTCTGAAAACAAAATCTTATATCTCTGTCAGGGTTATCTTTACGCACTCTGAGGTGCTTGGTTCGGTCGGAAGGAAGCCAATATCCCTTACACTCAATAATGACCCCATTTGGTAAGATAAAGTCAGGTGTGTAGGTAGCTTCCTTGGTGTATGATAGTCGCAAGGTTTCGAACTCGAAGGAAACCCCTGCCCTCGAAAGGGCAAGAGCGACCTGAGCTTCGAAGCGACTCCTATATACACTAGAACGGGGCTTGCTCGGTTTCGAACGCTGTATCCAACGATTCTCCATCCGTTACGTAGCCCTCTTCTTCTGAATCAAATCCGTATGCATTTGCACTTCCATTTTGATATTCAATTAATTCAAGGATTTGTACTGCTTTCAAACGCAAGGTATATCCGAACCCTTGCATATCGCTGAACCAAGTATAGATTTCACAGCTCATCTTAACGATTGAACCACTTCCAACAGCAGGGGTTGGGTCTATCTTTTGTCCTTTGGAATCAAAAGCAGGAACACTAAATTCGATAACACCTTTTCGTGTATCTCTTTTAGCTACTTGCTTCGCATATATTTCGTAGTCACCTTCAGCAGTAATGCGAATAGGTTTATTTTCAGAAACCTTAAGCTTCTTACCTTTAATCCTACATTCATCATCGTATGCTTTGGTTACTACATCTGTTACCTTTTTAGAAAATGCGTTAAACTCATCTTCAGATATATGTAATTTACAAGTATAAACCCCATTAGGGTCAAACTTGGTATCAGGTGTATCTATTCGTGGGTAAATTGCTTTACCCTTTGGTGTTGTTACTATTGTAGCCATTTTATCTTTTGCCTTTTGTTATTGTTATTATGAAAAGAAATACTTACTCTGCAGAACTTGTGATATGTCTGCGTTTCCATAAGTAGGTATTTCAGGAAAATCTATATGTGGGTGTTGTATTGTTACTTGTCTAAGGAAATCTTGAAGGAGGTCAACACTAAAAAGCTCATAATAAGATTCTCTTAAAACTTTACTAAATACATCACATTTATTAGCGTGTGTACCATAGCTATCGTGTATCATAGCGAAGTCATATATTCCTTCTTCGTTAGCTTTGATTACAGATTTAGTTAAGGCAGAGGCATCGAGTGAGTGCACAAAATTGGGGGAGATACCTTGTTGTGCTTTCTTGGAGGATATTTCATCACTCTCTGCGTGCCATTTAATATGAGTTCCTTGTCCTCCAAGTTTGGTAGTAACTGTTTGGGCGATTGTTTTTTTGTAGTCCTGTTGTACAGGAAATCCTGTTGGTGTTGTCCATTGAATACCTTGATTAGTTTTAGCAATAAGTTTCGCTACTTGTTTTAACCAAGTCATACATTGAGTAGGTTTATCTAGTACTTCATTGATGGACTGCCATGTTAATTTACTTAAGTAGCCTGTGACTGTATATCTTTCCATTTCAGAGAATGGGTTAGTTACTCTTTTACTTTTAAGTTTATCTTGATACCACTCATCAACATAGGCACGACAGCTGTAGAATGTACCTCCATAAGGGAATACCATCGTAGGACGTTTAGCAAGTTTTCTATCAATGCCGAACGATAACCATTTTCTACCTATCTCTGTATTTTCTGTTCTAAGTTTTTCAATGACTTTATCAGAAACAACTCTGTATAAATCTTGAGGCTCATCTGTTTGTAATACATTAGTTGAATAAGCCCCATGCTCATCACGCATTAACATACTGAGAATCTGTAACCCATTGTTAGAGGCATCCATGTTTACAGGAAGACAACTATTTAACTTTCCTGTGTTATGAAGTTGTGCCCACTCAAAACACCAAGCTAAGAATTGAAATGGTTCATCAGTTTCTGTCCATTCTAAATGCGTAGTAGGGTCACTAGCAATCTTGATGGCAGTTTTTGTATAGTGGTTGGCAAAGTTTACTCTTTCATCAAGTGATAATTTATCATTTCCAAAGGTGTTTGCTCCTTGTATTGCTAACCATCTAACATCTGAATCCTTCTTAATCTTTTCAGGTCGATTAAATTGAATTAATCCTCTACTTATATCAGGACCTTGAATACCCAGGAACGCAGGAATGTTATAAATACGTCCTCTGAAATCTAATTGAGAAGGGTAAAAGAAACGATTACCTGCTAACTTATCTGCTATATATAAAATTTTTGCTACTAACAATCTTCGTGACATCGTGGCTACACGTCCTCTGTAGATTTTGGCAGCCTGTCTTCGCCATTCTGTGTTAGCTTCTTTGTTTTCTTTAAAATCAATAGGTACAGGAGGGAGGTCTTCATTTTCACGACTAGGTAACCCACCAACTACTAGATTGTTTTCCCAACACCACTTCATTGATGATAGTACACGAGTGTTAACTGTCCATGGTGTTTGTTGAATTAAGTTACAAGCTTCCATAGGTTCAGGAAGTGCACCTTTGATGGAACGTAGGTATTCCATGTTGGGGCTTTTTATGAATGGTACTTTAGGTAAGTAAGTATTACTTTGGTCGTAACCTCCATCCCAAACATTTGTCCAATTCTTAGGTAGGTCTACTGTTGGTAACCAAAAGGGCTCAATAAATTCTTTATAATCATTATACTTCTCAATCCACTCCATTGTCTCTTTTGTGGGGGCTACATAACGTGTAGGACGTTTTTTACCTGAGCCGAGTATGTAGACATATTCAATGATTCCTGTGGTCACACGGACGAGCTCAGTCATCTGTAAGCCCATATTTAATTTGTCTCTATGTGCCCAAGGTTTCCATTCTTCCATTAAACCTTTTTGAGTTTCGTGTTTCATTGAGGAACGTACGTGTCTAACTTTTTGTTTTTCCCCTTTACGTTTTACTGCCCCAAGAAGAATCCCTTTACCTTTATTAGGGTTTGCTTCAACTAAAAACCTACAACGTAACTCATCTTCCATACGAGCACCTAAGTTATGAGCTACACCGCTCAAAGGTTTCTTTTTTGTAATACTGTCTAAGATTGCTTTGATACTTATGAAGGCAATGACTTTAGGGTCTAGGGGTATACAATCTATTTGATAACGAGCCTTGTTGGGGTTTGTTATACTCTTTTGCCAATCTTCAATACCTTTATATAGTTTTGGTAAAGCACCACGCATAAGACGCTGACCATATTGAGTTTGTAATTCAGCATCTCTTTGTCGAGCAGACTCAACTTTCGATTGGTATCTACCGACACCAAGTTTGGTCATATCTTTATTTAATTCGTGTTGTGATAACATAGGGGTATAAGGCACTAATCGGTCACCCTCGTCAAATAAGGGATTAGGCTGAAACGGATTTATTTATAGGAAACAGTAGGTTATATTAAGGGTTAGTGGGCATAGGTGACGAAAAAACGGATTTTAAGTCCAAACTTAGGTTTGGTACGAGGAAGGGGACTTGAACCCCTACGCCTTTACAGGCTTCAGATTTTAAGTCTGATGTGTCTACCATTCCACCACCCTCGCATGTCTCATTTCCCGCTTTTTCGTCACCATATTGTCACCTTTTAAGTTAATTGACTCGGTCCGTCAATAGTTTGTCTTGGAGTCTCTCAACTTTATTACGTAACTTTTGAATATCCTCATTTAAAGTTTCGTTTTGTGTTGTAAGGACATCACACATTTTAGTCATTGCGTTTAGTCCACGTTTTAATACATCTTCAGAACTTGTGTCCCAAAGACCTCTTTCTTTTCTTTTTTCACTCATGTATATATATTAGTTAATTGATTCAAGTGCTAGTTTTGCATCTAACATGTTCTTAGGGGCTAACTTAGCGTATCTAAGAGTCATGTCAAACGTTTTATGTCCCATATATTCTTTTACAATTTGAAGAGGAACATTACGTTGAACTAAACGTGACGCACAGGTGTGTCTTGTCATATAAAAAACAAACTCAGGGTCATTTTCAGCTAGTTCTTCTCTTACTAGAGCCCAACATTTTCTTATTTCTTGTTTTGTAAACCTAGAAAAAGGAAACGTATTTTCGGATATAGTTGTAAAAGCGTTATAAGCTCTATCTGTCAATGGGATTGTACGAGAAACCATTGTCTTTGTCCGTCTTAGGTCTATTATCCAACCTAAGTCAGGGTCTTCTCTTAACGTTTTCTTGTGTAGGTCTCTAGCCTCGGAAGGACGTAGTCCTGTATCTATTGAAAACTCAAAGAAGCGGGCAAAGTGCCATCTGTCTCTGTATTCTAGAATATCAACGATACTTTTTTCCTCTTCCTCAGTAAGAAACCTCATACGAGCATTCCCTACTGTACTAAGACGTTCAATAGCAGGCATATTTTTAATATATCCTCTTTGATGAGCATATTTTAATGACTTAGATAATATAGCTAGTTTACTATTAATAGTAGAGTTTGCTAATCCTTTTTTTTGTAATGATAGTACATACTCATCAATCCTATCTGTTGTTAGCGAGTTGATAGGAAGATTTGAGCCATAAAAAGTTTCGATTTGTTTCGAAAGATATATGACATTGTCTTCGTTTTTTGTATTAGTCCAATATCTAGTATGTGTCTTGTCTAATACTTCTCGTAACGACAGTCCTATTGTTTTACCTTCAAGCATGTCTTCATAAGGTATACCAAGTGTAATTCTACGTTTAAGTTCTGACTCCCATGCGAAAGCCTCAACTTCTGTATCCTTACTTTTACGATATCTTTGCCCGTCAATAGTAATATCGGCAAACCATTTATTTCCTTTAGGTCTTACACTCATTTTGTCTCCCTCATTTTGCATGTGTGTTGTGGTAAATCAAATTCACCTAGATGTTGGTTTGAAACTCTAGGTGGCTTATCAAAACCTCGTTTTTTCCAAAAGTTTTTCCAACCTTTGTCAATTAATTTTCTTCCTTCTAAGGAAGTATAATCGTGAACTGAATCGTGTTTTGCTTTCGCAGGAACTGCTCTAAACAAATTCCGTGTATTTTTATTTTTAGTGTGTATTGCTGTCATATCTCCCAAGTGAATCGTATCTAAAATTGTTTTGCAAGCATTAATTAACAAGTTATGTAAATTTTTGTAAATATATACTCTTGGATTTAATTAGGAGTAATAATACGTACTATAAGAATGCCTAATTTTTAGGCACTAAGTGGGCAAGAGGAATTGAGTGGGCAAGAAGGTCGTGTGGCTGTGTGGCAAAGTAACAAGTTTAGTATAAAAAAGCCCTAAAGCTGTGAAGCAATAGGGCTTGATGATAGTATTATTGTATAGATACAAAAGCTAGTATGATAAATGTAATTAGAGTAAACAAATACATAATCATACCAATACAGATTTTAGTATACTGATTTCATGGTGTCGAGTTGGTTGTAGCCGAAGTCAGTTGCTGAGAAGTATAACCACGCAGTCACTAGCTCATCGTTATCTAGTCGTATTTCGATTTGTTGCCTAGTGTAGTGCGTAGGGTGACCTTCGAGTATATCGATATCTTCTCGCATTAGAGGGTCATCCACCTCATATACTTCGACTTGGATTTGATGCCCTTCGTCAGGATAGTCGTATACATATGGTATACCTTTGTAGCCACGATTGTCGATACTATAGAACATTGGGTATTTGTCTACAGTTACGCCTGTGCCTACAAAGTTACTACCTGATATTAAGGCGTTGTTTGATTCACCGTGTTTGAGTGTGCCATACACGGCAATAAAGTTATTATCTTCGAAATCGTCATCATCTATGAAGTCGTCATCGTAGTAAGGATTGATTGCATCGGACGGGTCTATAGCCCAACCTTTGGAATCGTAGTATGTATTGTATCCTACAGTTTTCTTGAAGAAGCAGTTGTTCTTGCTGTAGTATATACCATCTTTGATATGCCATTTGCCATAGCGTTTGACACGGCATTTGTCATTGATGATAGTAAATCTAGTATCGGTCATAGAGAGCATCATATACCAATATTGTTTAGGTGTCTTGTTGAGATACTCTGCTACTACTTTGGTGTCGCATTTGTTTTTGTCACCTAGGTCAGCAACAGTACCATTACTGTATAGCCAATGATTAGTACCGAAAGAGAACGGATGGCAGTTATGCTCGTTGACATCACCTACAGTTGCATAACGATAATGAGCAACAAAGGGACGATTTTGTTTGATAAATGCACGAGCTTCGTCATAGCACATAGTAGTATGTGTTTCAGGTATAGCACCGTCTAAGAAAGTAATACCGAAGCCGTCAGGATTGATGCGTTCTGCATTGTCAAGATAGTGTTCAGGTATTACTGAGTTTGCGTCAGGTTTGTGTATAATTAAGCACATATATTAGTTAGCTAGGAATTTACGGATTGATTGAGGTTGAGAGATGTCCATATTACCATCTAACCAATGTTGGAATAGGTAAGTATAGAACACAATCTCTGTTAGTGTATTACTTTTGATGTCATATATGTCAGTTAGTATATGCCATAGTTGTTCTATGATATAACGACTGCGTTTGTATGTAGGTTTGTTAAGTATAACAGGTTCAGACTCATCATAATAACATTCGTTTTGGAAGTATTCTGAAACCATATGACTTACATTAGGGTCAGGACAGAATTCTTTGTCGTGGTCATAAGTGTATGTAGTATATGAGAAGTCTTCTTCCATGAATGATAGTACACTTTGCATAATATGTTGCATTATTAGATATCTAGTCTGTATTTGTTTGATAGACTTTACAGCAGATGGCATACGTAATTCATAGAGTGTGTTACTATGGATGCGTTTTTCTGCGATAACATTGTAATGAGAGTTATTTTTCTGATATGGATTAAGCTTTTTGTTATGATTACAATATGTTTTGTTGAGTCTACCTCTGTATAATGAATACATGATACCCATCCAAGGTGTTAGATGCCAATATTGTAGTTGATTGCGTGTATCTACAATATTGATATGACCACCACAATTACTATTGACTTCGCTATCTAGATAATGAGACCTGTTAGTATCTTGTTTGAAGTGTGTGAAGTCATCTAGTGAATAGATATGTGATATACCTTCTACACCACAACTTGAGTCACATTCCCAACCTGCAAAGAAAGGTTGAATATTAACAGGGTCACCTTCGTCATTATAGCCATTGATATTGCGTTTTTCTACTTCGAAACCAATAGTAAATCGTTCTAGATTTTTAAGGTCTGTTGGTGGATTATATGTTGTGTTACCTGACAGTTTACCTTTGTATTCAGGTTTAGGTGAACAATGGTATTCGTTAATGCGTTCTTTAGCATCTCTACATTCTTGACAGTTACAATCGTTTTCTTCTAGGAAGTATTCTTCGCAGTCATCACACCATCTAAGATATTCTGAATTTATCCAATCACTTTCTGATTCTACCCAATTACAATGCTCTCGCCATTCATACTCACTTGAGTAGTCTGAATATACAACATCGTCAGAGTCCTTATGATAGTAGTCACCCTGTACTGAAACATAGTTATCTATATATCCTACAACATCGTGGTTGAATATAGGTAAGACACCATATTGTTCATATACATCTATAATGAATTTTAGGTATTTTTTGATATCTACCCACCAAGAAACACTACGATAACCTGAATTTCTACTGTGTAGCTCAAAGAGTTTGAACATATCAGTATATAGTTGATGTTGATTTGTAGGTTCTTCAGGATATTTGATGAAGTCTGTTAGTGGATATCTGTTATGTTCATCGAAGATATAACTACATAATGTGTTAACTAAGTTAGCATTAGCGTGTAATCGTTCGTGGAATGATGCACCGTGGTTTACAAACAAGTTGCGTAACAGTTGGTCTTGGTCATCCCAATCATCACCGTTAAGCATAATGTCAGTCATATTCCTATGTAGCTTTGTAACTACATTGATTGTTTCTTCTACAGTACTCTGAAGATTACCAAAACCATTGAAGTTATAGTTATTGTCAGCAGGGTGAACATAGCTGTCTTCTATTGTATCTACGTTAATATACTCGTAGTTGTCATTGTCGACATAAGCTATAGGTAGTACATCTGATAGTCGTTTTTGGCTGTATATCATCTAACAAACCTTTCTAGTTTGCGTATGATAGTATTAGTGATTTTACGAAACCATATAGATGGCGTGGTTACATATACTCGTAACTTGAGTTTATTGAGTGTTGATTTATTCATTATGTGTGTAATTAAGGGTTATGAACAGTTGAAACTAAGTGATATTTTTTCATAGTTTCGATATCATCTACATCTGCGTAATTAATATCTGCAAAACAACGATGAGGATATGCGTGATTATTGTCGGAATCTAGATGTTTTTTAGGCTTATATCCTATATAATCTTGAGCAATATATAATTTACATTGTGTAAGAGTTGCAGGATTTTTGAAGTTTATGAAGAATGTATCTTCGTAGGTATAATCACCAACTATATAGCTGAGGATTACTTTAAAGAATGTATGTTTATTATCCATTAGAATGTAATTTCTTCTTTAGCTTGTGATTGAGTAACTACCTCGTCAAGCATATTGTCTTGAAGTGATAATTTAATAGATAGGAACTTAGCACCTTTGAGTTTTGAGTTCATACTAGATGTCTCAACCCAACCTGATATGTCGTATTTGTTACCATCTATTTCGGTAACACCACGATAATTAGGTTGTTTGTTAGTTTCTGTTGCGTCTAAGTTGCGAAACAATGCACCACGAAGGTTATTGTCGTAAGTATTAATGATACCTGTATTTTTCATATATGTGTGTATTTGATTGTTAATAAAAAAAGAAATATAAATTATATAATTGAGTAACCTGAAGAGATATAAGAATAGAACAAAGACTTAGCGTCATTGGTGTAGTAACATTCTGTTGCATAGTTATCAGCGAAGCAACTATAGCCTGCATCATCAATGGTTTCTATAGTTACCATACCTTTTTCGGCAGGTTCGAAGTTAATAATAAGCTCATTGCAAGGTGATTCGAGGCTTATGGATTTGTTTGGATTGTATGTAGTAGTCATAATAAAAAATAAAAATTATAATAAAGATAACTATTGGTCATTATAGGTTGGATAGCCGTATCGCAAAAAACGCTAGCAAACACAGACACATGTAAACACACCTGTTGCCACCTGAGCGAGGCTTGCCGAGCGAAAAAAATTTTTAAAAACATCTATTTTCGGATAATAAATCCGTTGCAATCGTTTATTTTCTGCGTTAACAGGAAATTTGCGTGACCGATGATAGTCTTAGCGTGTTTTTTAAAAGTTTGCGAGGGGTACGCACGGGGGAAAGATTCGCCCGACCTTTATCAATATACCCCTTCAGATATTTTTACCAAAACCAAGGGTTTGTCTTGACAGGACATTTAGTTAACTTACAATACACCTTAGGTGTCACCATAAGTGAATACTATAAGTTATAATCTATAATTATTATTATAATAAATATCTTATAGTTACCTTAAGGTTACTTATAGTGAGTCTTCTTCCTCATCTTCATCATCATCCTCCCATATTAGTTCTAAGTCTTCCTCAGCACACGCTAAGGCATCATTAAGGGAGTGTTGAGCAGCTACTAACATACCATTAGCAGCAAATACATTGTTATAAACAACATCATACTCATTGTCATTAGCTGTAATAATAATAAAATGTTCATAATGCTCACCTAAAGTGGCTCTAGCTTGTTCTATGGGGGTTAAATGTGACATATTAAACAGGTCAATAAGTGTATGTTCTTACCATATTAGTGTATTACTCTGAGATTTGTTCTTGAAGTAAGAGTCCTGAAAGGCACTTAGTTCTTTATGTATGAGTTCTACCTTACGTTCTTGGATACGCTTGTTAGCATCTTGTGCCATTTGTTCTACCCAATAGTTAACACCAATACTAAGGGCATCTAGCCTATCGTCATGAGTGATTGCTCCTCTCTCACGGGTAATTCTAGACATTTGGTACATTAATTGGTACTTAAGTTGTGACTCAGCGGGGTAACCTTGAGCTGTTTCGAAGTCATTCTTGATAACTTTGGGTGATATGACCAATCGGTGTTGATTCATAACGGGCTCTAGGGTATCAATTATGCGTCTTTCCTTCTGAACATTGTGTCTAACCTCTTCCATAGAGCAGGGGTGTATCTTTTGAAGGATTGGTTTAAAAATCTCGGTGAACATACCATCACCAAAGTTACTTTCAGAGATAACGTAGTTAACATTATGCTCTTTGGCTTTCATAGCTAGTGTTTTTAGTACTGTATCGCTATAACCACCCTGTAGTCCACCACAATCAGGCACAAAGAGTGTACCATTGAGCATCTTAATGACAGCATACCCTGTTTCATCTTTACCACGACCACTAGGGTCAATGGCTAGTACGCTTCCTGTGTACTCTATGTGGTCTCCAATGGTTTGGAAGGGTCGGTAGTACCTATCTCCACTAAAACCAACGTTAGGGACTTCTGAGTCCCATATAAGGTCATTATTACGTGCCCATATAAGTTGCTCAGGGGCAACCTTGTTATTTATGTCCATAACAATCAAATCAGATAGCTTTAGAGGGTATCTGTCTGTGTCAGAGAGACGGGTATCGAGCATGAACTGCATAGCGAAACCACTACGACCATAACTAAGCTCACGCTCATTTAAATCGATGTCAGAAAATCGGGTGTACTCGGTGGACGCTCCCTCTTGTTCAGAATCCACACAAAGGGCACTCACAGCCCCGCTATACTGTGTTTGGTTAAAGGTTGGTGTGATGTATCGTGCAGTCCATATACGAGCCTTGTAGTCCCTCTCAGTAAGTTTATTATATATACTGTCCTCACATTGAGGTGTACCTAGGAAAAGTATCTTAGAGTCATCGTTAGGTTTGAGAATAGCGTCAAACTCTTTGACCTGCTCTGAGAGCTTTTCTCGCATACCTTGAGTGGCACTATTAGTGGGCACTTCGATATCATCACCTACAATAATATCAGCACGAGAACCTGTTAGCTGTGAGGTGACTCCCAACGATTTGACGGAGGGGGCGTGACTTGCGGGGGCAGGACCAACATCGAAGCTAATTTTAGAAAATCTTTGTTTTGCATTAGGTTTGAGGTGGGCGAGCATTGGGAGCTCATGTATGAGTCTAAGCGTGAAAGTAGAGAAATCGTCTGCACGAGTCTTTGAAGCTGAGACCACCAAAATGTTTTTTGATGGGTCGAGGTAGAGTTGATGGACAACGAAAGCAGAGCATATCCAAGATTTTCCAACTCCTCGGAAGCCTTCGATAATTCCTCTCTTAGGTCCATGTTGCATGAATTCTGCGATTTCATATTGAATAGGGGTAGGGTCAGGAAGGTTTAGCTCCTTCCAAACGAGATATAAGAAGTTTCTAAAGTCCCTTAACTGTTCAGGGATTTCCATTTAGCTATTTCGTGAGCGATTATTTTTCTTGGATTGAATACGGAGATTTGACCTACTATTATTATTAGGGTTTCTGTCACGATGGTCAACATCTTTTCCTGCTAAAGCTGACTTTCCGTACTTATTAACGGCTAATCTTCTAGCTTGATTTCGTCCTGCTCTACGTTTCTTCTGTTTTTCAGAGGAATGGTAGTTGTTATATTCTTTTTTGTAATCTCTGCTCATTGATACTAACTATGTTTTCTGATGGGTCTTCAAAGGGTAATACCTTCGTTAACTCGGTTAAGGGGTTTTCATTAGTGACTGTTGCATGCACTCCGTTGTCTTTAAGTAACTGACGAGCAGCATTAAGGTCACTAGGGGTTGCTGCACCACTATTGATACGCTCAATAAATTCATCGATAAGCATATCTTGGAGGTTGTTTAATTTCTTTGTTGTTTCACTCATTTTAATTCCTTTAATATTTTTATGATAAGATAAATGAACGAGGCGAGACCCACGAATATAGCTACGACAACATTAATATCTGCTAATGTTAGAGTGCCGAGGATACCCATGAATCCGACAAGTGAGGGGAAGTGCTGTGATTCCATTTTATTATTCTTCTATCTCTGTTGCTGAGATATATCTATAACCTCCGTTCCATCCAAATATGGCAGTACCTCCATTTCCGTTAGCAGAATATGCTAATGTATATGTTAGTTGTGAAGTAGAATTTGGGCTATCTAATGCCATAGAAGTTAACACTCCACTACCTGTACCACCAGTATAAAGGGTTGCCATTCCATATTGTTGCAAAGCAGAACTACCTGATAAACTAGTTCCTCCTGCTATTTGAGTATCGTGATTTGTTGAACTAGTAATGTTTCTATAAACATTCGCTTGAACATATGCATTTCCATTTCCGTTAAGTCCAGTAAAGCCAAATGAAATTAATATTTTACTAGAAGCAGAAGAGGGAGTTATTTGAACAAACAAACCACTTGATACAAAGTTTGTATTAGTTGTAGTTCGTTGGGCTGTTCCACTATCTTCTTTAGCTAATTTAAACTGCAACATTTTACCACCACCAACATTCGTAAGTTGACTTCCATCAACCGCAGGTAGCTTGGCGTTCGCATCTAGTTTCACTAGGTTGTTCGCACTTGTTCCCACACCACTAGCAAGCTTATCGTTAGTGATACCCCCAGCTAGGTTACTGTTAGTAATACTCACATCTGCTAGTTGCGAGCTGACTATGTTACCTATACCACTACCGCCTTCGGGGTCGGCATCTTCTGCTACCTCCTGAGATAATAGTAATCCTTGTTGGTAGGATGTGTCTAAGTCAGAAGCAGTTAATGTAGCACCACTAGCAAAGTCTACTAACGGACTAGAGCTTGTCATTCGATAAACTCGTATCTTTTGGTAGCTTGAGGGAGCACTAGAGAGTGTAACAGTTTTTGCTGATGCATCTCTTTGATTGATTGTAAGTGTAGTCCATGTACTTCCATTGTATCCTTTGACAATTATATCATCGATACTTAAGAAGTTACTAGGAACTGCGTATGTAGTCCCACTAAGGGACGTATATTCTGCATATGAGTTAGCCATAAATTAAGGGGGTTAGTAGGTGGTTCGATACTCATTGCGGTTCGCAGCAAGTTCATTAAATTGTTGTCTTAGCTCAGGGAACTCTTTAAGAAGTTCACTTCGAGCAAAAGTTCTAAATGATTTTAATACTTTATTAATAGCTCTGACTTTTGGAGATTTCATTCCTATATCATCATCACTTTCAGGAAGAGCTTTGTAGTAAGCACTATTAATTAGTTTTCTAAGAGCTTGTCGCTGTGTCATACCATTGATTTTAGAGTCACTTTGTATTTCTAATAATCTGTCATAACCTTGACGACCATTTTCTTGTATATCTCTTAAATCTATAGAATCATATAACTTAGGGTTAACCTTATTGAACCCATGTCCTAGACGAGCGATTTCTTTATCAACTGAATCATGACTAGCAGGGTTCATATATAGAGGATTAAAAGCTCCAATAATAGGAGGGTTAGTAATCTTAACAGTTTCACCTAAGAAGTTACGTTTGTTAGGAACATTGTTATAAGGAACTTTCTTTAAGAAGGCATCCATTAATGTTCTAGTTTCTTTTAATTCTCTTTCAGGAAATACATTTTGCATCTGAGAAACAAAGGTAGGCATAAAGCCTCCTGCAATGTTCTTACCTATCTTACTAAAGTTAGCTTCAGGGTCTTTGAATGCTTGTACAAGACTGTCCAAACCTTTTACATAAGATTTATTGGTAACATTATTTACTACAGCTATACCTAGTGCGGATAATACAGTCTGTAAATCTCCTCCTATTGTATCACTATTATCAAAATCATTATAGTCAGCAGCATGAACAGTATCTGCAATAATACCGATGATAGTAGAGAAAGGGTCAAGACGTTGATAACTTACCCATGTATTACCCACCTTAATACTATAAGGTGTTTTACCATCTTGCTTCCATGCTTCATTCTGTGCTTTCTCGGTTGGTCCTGCTCCTGTAATCCAATCTTTATTTGTTGTCATATACCAAGCAGCAGTAGCAACAAATGTAGAGGCAGTAGCTAATTGACCTTTTGTTTCAGCTACAACTCTAGGGTCTTTACTATTAAGTTTTTGTCTTATAATAGATTCTTTATTAACAATACCTTTATATGCATCAACACCTAAACCTAATGGAGAACGTGCTAGTGAAAACTTAAGGATGTTTGTAGGAGTACGCACGAAAGGAACAATGAATGCAAACATCTTATTTCTTTCTTTAGCTGTAGAAATAAAGTTAGCAACAGTATCTACTGCACCTTTACTATCTAAATCATTTGTAAATGTATTTACTCGTGCACGTTGTAGTGCTTCATCTGCTAACTTACCACGTTTAGCATCAAAGTTCATGAGCTCTTCACCTGCATTAATATACGCAGTTCGGCTTCTTCCCATAAGTCCTTTCTTATCAGCAGCGGCTTCAGCATCAAGATATAGATTGTATTCGTTATATGCTCGACCACCTTCAGTTATGTAGTCATTCATCTTAGTATTTACATACTCAGCAATGTCTTTACCATCAGTCATCTTATACTTTTCCATAGCTTCCATAGCTAAGTCAGTACGAACATAAGCTCTATAGTTAAGTTGTTTAAAGAACTCATCACCTGCTTGAAGCATGCGACTAGGAAATCTTACAATAGCACCGATAGCATTAATTGCCTGTCCGACTGCCCCCTCATCATCACTACGAATAGCATCAAATTCATTAGGCTTCATATACCCTGCAGTATCTTTAAACTGAGTTCCTGATTGTGTTATAATACTTCTATTCTCTTTACCTGCTATTACAGCAGCTCGTAGGGATTCACTAAAAGCTTCTATATTAAATGCAAAGCTCATCGCTGACCTAGCAAGTTTAGTATCTTTATTTAGAACACTACCAACTGCAAGCTCTGTAAATCTTAAGGCAGTTGTCATTGAGTTACCTAGTATATTAACTATCTGAGTAGTTGGTCCTGATAACAATGAGTTAATCCAATACTCATTAATAACATTAAATAACTGATTACCTTTTGCGGAAGTGGCTGTAGTATTAACCATCTTAAGTCTATGATTAACATCTGCTACATTCTTAGCTCCTGCCAATGTATCAATCAATTCATCTATACCTTTAGAACCTTTAATGTTATCTTTATATGAAGAAAGCATTCTAGTATCTTGGTTAAAGTCATAACCTACTTTACGATTGTGGGTGCTTAAACTAAATCCATCACCACCTTTTAAGAACTTTCGTTGTACTAACGTAAGACCTGCTTCTTTACCTTGTAGTGACCATATACGATTTGCTTCTGTAAGTTGGTCAAGTAGACTTAATACTTGTACTTCGAGTTCTTCTCGGTTTAAACCTGAGTCTGCTTTTCTAGCTTTCTGTGCTTGTATAGACGTATCAACGATTGTATCCGCTAACGTTTGTATAACTTGTTTAATCGCTTTTTGTTCATTTCTAAAGCTTTCTAAACTAGTTCCATTTGCTTTAATTGTTTCAATAGCTTTCATGTGGTCTATTTCTTTACCACCTAAAAGGTCTAGAAGCTCTTTAGTTTCTTTAATTAATTCTTCTTCAGTTACAGTAGTTTTAGTTCCTGTTTCATCTAGGTTTTTGGCAACAGCACTAATTAATGTAACTGCCCCTGTAGAAGACTCAATATTTTTAGCTGCACTTTTTAATGCTTTAGCTCCACCTGTCTTCAAGTCTTTCATAAATGGTTTTACCATCTTAGCTATAAAAGCATCTAATGTATTTTCAAAATCTTCAGGAGTTGGCTGTGAGCCAAAGTTGTAACCACGAATGGCATCAGCTTTTGATTGGAAAGAACCTAAATCTTGCATAGCCTGTTCGCCTGCCTTCATTTCATCTCCATATGATTTCTGAGAACGGGCTGCGAATAAACCTGCTGAAGGGTCTTTAGCCTCAACACCTGCTTCCATACGCATTAACTTACGTTGTAACTCACGGAACTTATTAGCTTTAATATTTGGACGGGCTTCCTCACGGACTGTTTTTTCTATGTCAACTTTACGAGACATATCTAATATCTTATTTATAATACCTGTAGCTTTTTTATCTTCACCAACTATTTTGCGTAAGGTGTCTATGTATTCTGAGGCTGTGCCATCGTTAATAGCTTTAATAACAGATTCGCCTAAATTTAAATCTAACTCTCCTTCTTTAGTAGTGTATTCTTTAACCAATGCTCTTAAGTAGTTTTCTTGGTCTGTATTTAAGATTCCTTGTTTAGGAGTAGAAGCTTTTTCTTGGAAAGAAATGTTATCTTTTCTTCGCTGATTACGAAAGTTAGCTAAAACTACAGCATGATTATTTTGTCTAGGATTAATAGGAAACTTACCATCTCCTGAGCCTAACTCTTTAGTTTTATTTGTCGTACGAGAGTTATATAGAATTGCCTTATCATCTAATTTACCTGAGTCTATCTGTTTTAGAATCCACTCTCTTTGGTCTTGAGCTACATCTGTATGTGCTTTACCTTCTAACCAATCTTTGTAATTCTGAGTAGATTCCTTAAGACTCTTTGCAGGTATTAATCTTTTATTAATTTTCTGAGCACTCTTTAAGTGAGACCAAGGGTTACCATAGTGAGTAAACTGCCCATCTATTTTACCAAGAGCACTTACACCTTCACCTCTAGTAACCATTTCATCAATCTTTTTAAATGTATTTTTTCCATCATTGATTACTTTGTATCCTTCAGGATTATATTTTGATTTCTCCATCTCAATAATCTCTGAATCTGTTTCTTTAACAAAATCTCTAGGCTCTCCATCTCCTGTTCTTTTACCTCGTTGACGAAGCTCGGCTTCTATTTTCCAACGTGTTGGGTTTCTTTCGCCTAAGACTATAGGATTACCTTCAGTTGTTTTAGCGTTTCCATTTAAAAGACTTCTTAATGTACCTGTGTTCATTTCATCTAAGAAATCACCTTGATTAAAACTGTCTTTTATATCTAACTGTTGTCTAGGTAAGTCAGCATAACGTGTAGGTTTAACACTATCTAAATCACTATGAACATCATCAAAACGCATAGGAACACCATCAACCATTACGTAATCAATACCCTCTACTTCATCTTTCGGGGCATTTATTTCATTATCACTTCTATAAACTCCATCTTCTATATCCTGAGAACCAAAGCTTTTCTTAAACTTCTCCATCTGCTTTGCCAAACTAAATGTTTGGTCTAAATAGAACTCATTGTTTTTAGCTATAGTTCCTGTAGATACAAAGACATCATCAAGTACAGTCCCTTGTCTTTGGGTTAACCCCATAACTTGTTTTAGGTAATCTAAGATTTCAGAGAACACATTACGTCCTGCTCCTTCACCTTGTATACCTGCTAATGTCTTTTGAAATTCTCTATTGGTAAAAGCTTCAGCAACAAACTCATGTAAATTAGTTAAACCATAAGGTAATTCATCTAAATCTAACTCCATTGCTCTAGCATCTACCATTGAATCAATGTTAGCTCCTTTACCTTGGGCAGGATTAAATACTTGTTTATCAACCTTAAGAGCATCAACTACTTTTAAATAGGACTTAGCTAACCCTTGTATTGCTGTGTCTGTGTCATCAATAGGGGCAGTATTTAAAATTGTATTTAACTGTTCTTTAAACTCTGCTCCTGAATTAGTGAAAGGCATCTTCTCCATTAATGTACGAGAAGTAAGACTATGCATCGTTTCGTGTATAACAGTCTTTATACCTCCGTTACCAAGTTTTACTCCATCACCTGCAGACCATGTAGTACGTCCTTGTACATCACTACCAATTGTTATTGTTTCTTGGTCTAATGAGTTTCTAAATCTACCTAACAAAGTTTTAGCTAAATCAGCGTATTCATCATCAAAGTTTTCTGTATATTTACCTAACCAATCAGATAAAGGTATCTTTTTATTTTCAACATCCGCTCCATATATATTATATGAAAAGTTACGAACAGTATCTGTATCGTTTGCTTCTGAAATAACATTCTTTTTAGCTTCTTCGGAATTAAATTGTACATCCGAATCCTTTAAGTTTCCTTTTTTAGTTTTCTTAATAGCTTTAACTGCCTGAGTAAAAGTAGTACCTAACCCAACCATACCTGCTTCAATAAATAAACCTTCGATAACATTCTTAAATCTACCTTCGATTTCTCCATCGTTATCATCTGCAGCTAAGTATGCTGTTACAGGATTATTAAGTTCGGGGAACTGTTCTATTAAGTTACTAAGACGTTCCTCCTGTGCTTGGAATGATAAAAAGTCAGAACCTGCACCTGCAACTGCTCCTTTACCTATATTAGAAACTACAGGTCTACTTTTACTAAATGCAGACAAAGCTTTTGATGCTTTAGATACTTTACCTAGTTGTCCTACAATAGGAATAAATCCTGTAAGAAACTGAGATGTACCTTCAACAAAACCCCCTGCAGTAGTTTTAGATTTACCTAGAAATCTTTCATCATAGTTAGGTAATAATTTATCTCCTGTAGCATAGTCTGCTAAGTCATAAATACTTTGAGCAAACCCTTCAACACCTCTAGGTATACCTAAAGCCATATCAGCTATAACATTTGCGTTAGGGTCTTTAGGAGTTATGTCCTGTTCTTGTGATACACCTCTAGCGGATGGTCTTAGTATGTTTTCAAATGCCATATATTATTCTTCTGTTTGTTGAGTAGGGGCGGTCATATATCCACCTGTTGTAAAAAAGTCTATTTGTTGTTCAATTAAATCTTCAACCCGCATATTCAATTTATCTGCAGCTTTTTGAAGTTGTTGGTTTATTTTCCCATTATTTTGATATTCTTCTAATGCGGTAATTGTAGCTTGATAGGTGCTTGCTACTCTAGCAAAGGGTGAATTGTAGTGAGTTATTCCTGTTAGGGGATTACTTGAAATCTTGTCGTTAGGAATAAGTCTGATACCAAACGTATTAAATCCTTCATGATTTTTATATCCGCTTGAATCTGTAGCTGCTATATAATTGTACCTGCTATTTTTGGCAGTTATGTCAGATACAGGAAGACCAACTATATTTAATGTTTTATTAATCTCTTGAGATAATTTAATACGTTCGATAGGAGTAGCCTTATTATAATCTCTAAATTGATTATCAAGAGCACCTGCACCATCACTTTTACGTTTCAATTTTTCTTGCTCTTTAATTAGAGATGCAGAGTTTCCTTCAAATTGACCATCAACGAACGCATCTATAAAAGACTCTGCTCTAGTTTCGTAGAAGAAACCTCTAATTTTAGGTGTAGCTGTTCCATCATTATTAAATTCTAAGTCATAAGAACCTGTTCCATTTTCTAAGTCAGCTTTATTACGTTTTAATTCAGTAATTACTTTTTTAAATGTAGTGGGGTCTTCTGAGTATTGTCTTTTTAATTTTTCATATACATTTACCTCAATACCTGCATCAATAGCATCTTGTTCAAAAGAGGCATCTTCAACAGCGTCTTGTGGTGTATATTTAGTTAATAGCTCTAAAGCTTTATCTTTAATCTGCTCTCGGAACTTTGTATGAAACTCCTCACCTAGCTCAACTGTGTAATTACCTGCATTAATGTCATTGTCTCTAATGTATGATTGATATGTTTCATTATACCAAGCATCCATTTCGGAAGTCATGTCAGCTAACCAAGGAGCAACTTCGTCACTTTCTTCTGTCTCAAGTCCTTTTGCTATGACTTTAAAATAGTGATTAGAATCTAAGTCTGTAGTGGATAACAAAGCTTTAAATGTATTTTCATCTTTAAATAAAGAGTCTTTATAAAGCTTACTCGGTTGTTCTGTGTTTCTTTGATACTGTAAATTCTTTGTACCTTCAAAATATTTAGAATCCTGTGAAGTTAGATAATCTAATCCTAATGAAAGCACTTGATTATGATTATAGTTTTTACCATTTAGAGTTACAGAGTTAGTCTTAGCGATACTTTCCTTAGTATCCTGAATCCAACCTGCGAGGGCTTCTTCGCCTTCTAACTCAAATATCTTATTCATTTCTAAATTCATATCAGATAATATAGTTACACCTTCGCTTTTCACCATAAATTCATTATGGCGGTATTTAGCTTCTTCGAGGTTTCCTATATACTGAGTAATTAAACTTTGTTGTTTAGGGTCACTAAAGAAAGGAACTCCATTAACTTTATACTCATCGCCTTTAATGTTACCTGAAGTTCCTGATGAAAAGTTTATATTACCTTCTATTTTTTCTATAAGTACTTCGACTCTATTCCAATCATTAGCTTCCCATGCAGATGTAATAGCACTCATGTACCCACCTGTAATAATTTTCTTACGTTCAGCTTTGTTAGTGATAGTAGGAGCTAACCCTTTATCTAGGTCAGTCATTATTGTATCAATATTATCTGTCTGAAATGTATCTAGATTAACATCACTAAAGGCTGAATAGGCAGTTCGATTTGCCTCATCTTTATTAAATGCTAGTATTTCTTCATTATACTTCTTTGTTTGATTTAGTAGAAATTTAGACTTAGTTACAGCCTTAAGAGTATTATTAGCTTTTTGAGAGAAGACATTTCCTCCAAAGGATTTTTCTAGGTTTGTGAAGTATTCATTAACTTTATCTTCAGTTTTTGTTTGAAAATCATCTATATCCTCATATTGAGTAATATCAGCATGTAGCTCAGTAGATAACTGAGTCAACCCTGTTGGTACTTGTGTAGCGTATGCACGTTTAACGACAGACTCATGAAATGCTTTACTCTGACCAAAAAGATTATTCATCTCTTTAGTACCCCCTGCAGTCAGTAATGTATTAAATTCTTCCTCACTCATTTCAGCTACAGTCTGTTTTTGTGAGTTTTGCATAACATCAACGCCTTGACTATATAACTGTCCTGCTTTCTGCATGTTACGCATGAATTTATCTGCAGAAGAACGTAGAGGGGTGGTATCTTGTACTACAGTTCTTGAACCTGCCCGTGTACCAATAGTAGGAGCATAATTAATTACATCATAATCAACTTTGCCTACCTTACGTTTGTCGTTTGTATCTGATATTACTATTGCCATAAATTATTTATTCATTACTCCGTAGTCAACTCCATATGTTCCCAAATCAGGAGCTTTAATTTTTCTGCCTATGTTTTGCCATGAACCTCCCTCAAATCCTGCTGCATCCATTCCTGATTGGAGACTTAAACCTGTTTGAGCTCCACTTAAGATAGAACCGAATAAATCAGGTTGTTCTATTGGTTTGTTTATACTCAACATATTACTTGTAAATCCTAATCCTGCATCCTCTAATGCCATATCTCTAGCTTGTTCTGAGAACTCTAGTTGTTGGTCTACGCTTTGACGATATTGACCTTCTTGTCTCATTAGGTCTTGTTGGATTGCATCTATGCTTAATCCTGCTACTCCTGATTCACCTGCAGATGTAAAAGTGGTTGCCTGAGCTTCCATTGTTTGAATCTGAGCTCTTCTTATTTTTTGAGCCGCTGCAATTTCTTCTTGTCGCTGATTTGCTCTTGTAGCACTTACTTGATTTAAGTATCTTTGTCTTTCAACAGCTGAAGCGTTTGCTTGAGCTTGGCGTTGAGCCTTAGCTGCAGCTTTTTGGGAAGAGTAGCTGTGAGCAGCCGAAGCCGCTCCTACTGCCATTGATATTGGTTCACACATTTTTCGATATAATTATAAATTCCATAAAAGGTTGAGAGTTAATTTCTAGTTTTCGGATAAACTGAGCACCACAAAACTTTAGCCATCGTATAGATAATTCATTATCCTGATGAACAAAGTTGTATGTTACTTTATAAGGTTTAGTTAATATTTGTGTCCACTTACGAGAATAACGCACAAAGTCATACATATTATCTCTTACAGCGTCTGTACTAAGCATCCATATATATGCTTGATTTAATGTACGTCCGACACCAAACATAGCGAACGGAACATCATATTTGTCTTTAACTGTTAAGGTACAATCATCTTGACGTAATCCTTGTAATAAAGAATCTTCAATCGTATGATTTAAGCAAGCGACTTCCATTACTTCCTCTTTTCTTATAAAAGGAGCTATTTGAGGAATATGACCTGCATGAGCTTCAACAATGGTACAAGACCCTTGTTTAGCTACAAATCTATCCGACACGTTTTGAGCGTGGTTTGACAAGACCTTCAAATTCTGCTGAGGTTAGTTGTACAGGAAATACAGAACTATCTGTAACTGTTATTTTGGTATCTTGAGCATTCGAGAAAATAGGGAAACGAAACTTTCCGCTATCTAACTTCAAATCTCCGAGTACAGTTTGTCCTACAATGTCTGCAGAGAATGTATCTGATTGTTTATCTCTATTTATAGGCTCTACTTCAACTGTAAATGTTTTAGTGTTAGAATAGAAAATAGTACCATTTTTTAACATCAACGGAGTTGAGTTAGTGGCACTCTGTCCACTACCTGCTTGGTCTTTAAATATTAACTCACTAAAGACATAAGACATAGTGTAGTTTTTACCTACCCATATTTTCCCTGCTTGTTCTGCTGTTATAGGGGAACTAAAATTAAAATGAGTAGAGGAGTTAGAGCCACTAATTTGACCTCCATCTCCTGTATAACATTGTAATGACCCTACAGGTAAATTATATGGAAGAGCCACAGAAGTGTCCCCTTGAGCAACTGTAAGTAAAGTTCTAAAATCTAAATATGTGGTATGTTCAGAATTAGGGAAATCAGTAGGTGCATCCTCTTTATCACGTAGATTCTCAGTAAAAGGCATCTTAACTAATTGAGTATTATTATTGTAAGAAACAACGATAAATAAATCAGATTGAGAGAAATGTAGTCCTCGTATGTCTCCATCTAATGTAAACTTAAACCAAGAACTTAGTAACTTTTTCTGTCCGTTGAAAAAGAACCTATAAACATATATAGCATTAGGCTCATCATCACTAGTTAATACTAGAACATCTTTAGTTGAAGAACCTGCGAATATACGAACATTTGAAGGGATATAGGCGGGAACGTGCTCAGTAATATCTGTTGAATCATACACATCTGTGGATGCATTGACAGTATACTCTCTTAATGAAGTAAAGTTTTCACTTTCTACAGGAAAATACATATATGCACCTAAAGGAATAGGATTAGCTTTAGACGATGCATCAAAGTTTGTTACAGGAGATATAGAAACACTTTTAGGAGTAAGGAGCTCTCCACCCTTTAATACAAACTGTGCATTCTCGGAAAATAAAATTAAGTTTTCTTGGAAACCTACAGCAGACTTTAAGTTTGTAACTTTCTGAGTAGATACTTGAACATCAATAGGGTCACTATCTAATAATGTAGTAACTGTGGTTCTGAAAAAGTTAAAAGGTTCACCTGCTTCAGACAGAACAATTTTATCTTCCGTTAAGAAACCAAGTCTATTTTTGAAAAAGAAAATATTACTGATTTGTGAATTAACAAACGAAGGTTGTGGGTTAGTGTCTTCATCACCTGCTTTTCTTGTAGTGTATGATGCTGTTTGTAAAGTAAATGTATTTGGGGCAGTTAATACTAATGTGTGAGGCATAGTATCGTTTTTTATACCTATAGAAATACCGAAACCAACTGTTTCATTATATGTTCCATCACCATAAGTTCCACCTTGATTTGTTTCAAACTCTACATAATAATCGTCTTCGTTTAGTTCTGTTGAACCACTAACTTTAATTCCAAATCCGTTTTTATTTTCAGTAGGTAAATCTGTAATATCTGCGACTTGTTTATAGGCAACAGACATACCTGTGTCGGATAAAGAGTCATGTGTAGTTATTTCAAAGTCATTACCTTGATTTTTTAGAGATAGATAAATGTTATTTGAATTAGTGTTATAAACATTATTAAAATAATCAGCCCAATTACCTGAAGTAATATCATCTCCTGAAGTATCAGCAGTAGATGCTGATATTCGTGTATTTAAATCCTTTGCTATTTTATCTGAATTTGCATTTTCGGAGGTCGGAGAACTTCCACCTGAACCACCTGATTGTTCTTTAGCGTAAACATCAACAGTAGTTACTACGTATCCTGATGATATAGACTGACTAATTGTAGGAGGAGTATAGTCGTGTTCCCTTATATAATCTCCGTCACTATTATCATAACTATTTAAATTACCTGTACCATTGTATCCTTCGAAAGCACCTTGTGAAGTAACTGTAGCAGCAGTAACAGTCCCACTAGTTACAGTAAACTCAAAGGTGGGCATAGCATAAATATCGTGACTACTTGTTATAGTTAAAGAGGGTGAATCAGTTACATTAGCTCCTCCATTAGTTATAGCAATAGAAGCAACTCTCCATCTAAATACCTGATGATACTCTCTCCCATATAGATGGTCAATTTGATATGCATGATACAGATATCTTTCCAATGTAATCGAAAAGGTCGGAAGAGTTAAATTTGCTGGAGCTACAGCATTAGGGCTAACAGTTGCATCAACTCTATAATTCTTTTCGTAATCACCTTGTGTAATTGTAACAACTGCTAGTTTTTCTAAATCAGGGGATACAGAAGTAGAAGCAACAACTGTTTTCTTTTTATTTAAAAGAAATGTAGTATCGCCTACAGTAAGCCCTTTTAAATCATTTTTAGGGTTACTTGTATTAATATAATTTGAAGTAGATGTAGCGTATGAAGATACCCCATTAATAGTACACGGAGTGCCATCTAAGTTCCACGCTTTAAATGATGTTCCGTCATGTATAGTGACATATTTTTCATTTTCACTTCTATCAATGAAATGAACAAATGAATTAGAATCAACTGCTGTTGTTAGAAGTTGACTTAAATGTCTTGTATTTGGTCTTTTAGTTAAGCCATCAACAACAGAACTAATCGCATTAACCTGTTCGTCTGCCTGTCCTGCAAATCTATTTAGAGCAGGCTGTTGAGAAACCCCTTGAATAAGGTTAGGTAAGGAAGTATTTACTAAGGGCATTAGAATAAATTATAGGAACGGTTAATACCAACTCTAACGGCAGCGTCATAGTTGTCAAACACAGAGTAATTACCTTGGTCATTCTCTCGGTCTTTGAAGTAAGCATTAAGTTCTGCTTCCATCTTAGGTAAGCGTTGAATATCAATACCACTTTGTGGGTAAAGCTCTGTTAGTAATCGAGCTACACGAACTTCTAGTAACTCTTGGAACTTCTTAGGTGTCTCATCAAGGTCACGCTTATATATGATAGTAGCTTTGACTTCACCTGCCCAATCATTGTACTTCTTAGTTTCTAAATTACGTACAAAAAAAGAATTAGATACCTTTTGTTTGGTTGTAGGTACACCATTTACTTCAATATTTAACATTGTACTAGCATAAGATATCATGCCATTTGAAATAGTTAGTACAACATCTTTCTCGGTATTAAACCACCATCCACGAGCTTGTAACTCATCACTTGTCTTATTCATTAAGGCATGAGCTTCAGTTGCTATAGATGATGCACTTGTATTAGTAACTGTTTCTTCACCAATAAGTCGTAAGATATTGTTTAGAATACCTAGATTTGAAGAGTTAGATTCAGCTCTAGCTGTACGCATAGATTGTGCATCGTATAATAATTCTTTCTTTTTGTAAGCAGGTAAGGCATTAAATGTAGTCTCTTGGAAACCCATTATTCGCATTTCAGGTCTGTAATCTTTGTAGCTTTTTATAGTACCCCCTGCTGTAGTTATAGCAACTCCAATATTATCATTATAATCCTTTTCTTCAGTTACCATGAAAGCTGTTTCTTCAGTTAACTTAGTTTTCTGAGCATCTACTAATGAACCTTGCTTACCTTTTAAAGTTGTATCAGCAGCCACGTCCGTAGCTTGGGCATATACAAGACGTCCTTGCTGACCTTTTAGGGTTGTGTCTGCTGCTACGTCTGTAACCTGTGCGTCAACTAAAGAACCTTGTTTGCCTTTGAGGGTGGTATCTGCTGCTACATCAGTAGCCTGTGCGTCAACG